CTTAATACTAGCGTAAACGCCACCACCTACACCTAAAACAGCAATCAATAGAGCGAATATTTTTCCTAAAATATTTTCAATAAATACATACCTATTTGTAGCTATGACATTGTCATTTGCTCTAATAAGTTCAGACCGTCTAGTTTCAGCTTCGATACGAGATTGCTCAATTACGAAATCAACTAAATCAGGGCGAAAATGATGTAGGCGCTCCATGTCAGCTACTGGTAACAATGGAGCATCTAGGCTGTGATTGGTAACGGTTAAAGAGCCTTGTTCAGTTTCAGCTCTAACTTGGTTATGTGTTGCCATCTTTATACTTATTTATTTAAGGGTTGATGTTGTTGGTTTGCATAATCAACAGCTTTTCTCATATCTCCCGCTACTCTGCGGAAATCATTTGATAGATTTTGAGCATCTTGAGCAAAGCCATTTGTTGGCACTTCAAGCATCCTGTAACTGCGAGAAGGTCCGACAGAGCTAAATATAGAACCTACACTAATCCAAATGTTTTTATAGGAACGTATTGCAATTTTCATAGCTAGCCTCCTTTGAGTAAACATATTATCACATGAAAATCGGAAATTTAGCTTAGTTATAAAAAAACGACAAACATTCACTTTAGCAGGCTATCAAAAGATAACCTCTTTATGTCTGGAGATAACATGACAGCATACCCACTCACACCTGTGCGCTATCGAGCCTTTGACAAAAACGGACAACCCTTAATAGGCGGTCAAGTCTTTGCTTATGAGGCAGGAAGCACGACAACTGAAAAAGACACATACTCAGATAAGGGTATGCAAAACCTTAATACTTACCCCGTCATTTTAGATGATACAGGTAGCGCATCGATCTACATCTCAGGCGATTACTTTTTTCAGGTATTCGATGCTGAAGGTAATTTGATTGAGGAGGGCGACGGCATTGCTGATGCTGAGTCTATCGCTCAAGCTTTGATCGATGACAACTCAGGAGGTGCAAATAATCTTGAGCAACGAGTATCAGACCTTGAAACAGCGCGTGACGAACATACCGACCAGATCAATGACTTGATTGATGACACTGATGGTTTAAGAACTGATCTTGATAAAGAGGTTAAAACAGATCGAGACGCAGCGATTAAAGCTGCTGTAGATGCTGCTAAAAAAGCATTAGCAGATGACTTTGAGGATAGACTCAAAGATCTAGCATCAAGTTTTGATGATGAGTTAAGTAAGGTCAAAATTCCAATTGGCGACCCTTATATCTCTCTAAGTAACGTAAACCCTAAAACTACCTTAGGTTATGGGGAATGGATGTTGATTTCAAAGGGTCGGGCAATTGTCGGGCTTTCAGATGCCACAGCTGATCCAGGTTGGACTAAAACAGTCGGCAGTACCTTTGGTGAGTTTGATCATGTTTTGACAAAAGGTGAATTGCCAAAGATTAATGCAAGAGGGATTAAAAACCAATCACGATATTGGCAGTACGGTCCTGAAAAACGTCCAGATGAAGGCTTTATTCCTAACTGGGATGATGCAAACTCAATGTCAGGAAATGATGAACCGCATAACAACGTACAGCCATCAATGGTTTTTGCCATTTGGAAGCGTACAGCATAATTTAAAAATTGGGGAAAACTATGTCTGAAACACAAGGCGCAATAGAAGCGAGCACAGTTGCAATCACTCAAAAAGTTACAGTTGGTGGTGGTATAGCTTCATTTGCTGCATATCTCGGAAATATTGATTTTATTGCGTGGGCTGGTCTATGTGTCGCATTAATCGGTTTATTTATTCAACTTTACTTTGCAATTGCGAAAAATCGCCGTGAAAAAGTAGAGCATGAAATGCGTAAGGCAGAACATCAATTGCGATTAAAAAAATTGAGGGAAGAGTGCAATGTCAAAAAAGACTAAAATATCAGTAGCGATTTTGGCAGCTTCGGCTGCTTTTTTTGTTGCTGTAAAAAAGGATGAGGGTTATACAGCTAAACCAGTTATTCCTGTCAAAGGCGATGTGCCTACACAGGGGCATGGTTCTACAGTCAAGCCAAATGGTCAACCAGTGAAAATGTCAGACCCTCCTATTTCACGAGAAACAGCAGATAAATGGCTTAGAAATGACGTTTCAAAGCTTGAAGTAACGTACAAAAATTTATTGAAAGGTGTGAAGTTATCTCAGACCGAATATGATCTATATATTGATTTTTCATATCAATACGGTATGAGAGTCTTTAGTAACTCATCTATGCTCCGCAATCTCAAAGCAGGGCAGTATAAGCAAGCCTGTGCATCACTTCTTAAATACAAATATGTTGCAAAGCGTGATTGCTCAATACGTTCAAATGGTTGTTATGGCGTTTGGACAAGGCAACTTGAACGATACAACAAGTGTATGGGGGTGCAGTAATGCAAGCATTCTTAGCAAAATTCTATGAAACCGTCATTATCGCAATGGCGGTTTTTTTATTGTTGATCATAACTGCGTTAGGCATTCAATCATGGCGTGTAAATCACTTTAAAAGTGAATACACATTGCTGAATGCAAAGTACAAAACAGAAGTTGCTGAAGCTAAAGCACTGGCAGAACAAGCCAAAGCATCAGCAGCACTCAAAGAAAAACAATGGTCTAAACAACAGTTAAAAGCGGAGCAAAACTATAATGCCAAAATTAAACAGATTCAGTCTGATGCTGATCTTGCTAATGCCAGCGCTGACAGCTTGTCAAAGCAGCTCAAAATTGCAAGCAGTCGTTTGCCCACAGCTACCAGAGAGACCGTTATTGAATACAACGAAACAGCCAACAAGTTACTTGAAAATTGCACAAACTCAAATATCTGGATGGCAGAACGAGCTGATGCAGAGCGAGTTGATAAAGAAAAATTAATTGAAGCATGGCCAGTTAATTAAATTATGTGTTTTTTTAATGCAACCCAAAACTAATGAATATTTAGCTTTGCCAAAACTACTTTAGCGATTTTTATAAAGATGGTAGAATTCTTTAAGCAACAGAATAAAGAATAGAGTGATTTCAATCATTGCGTTACAGGTTGCGTTACAAATATTTTTATAAATAAATTAGTTTATATTTATCAGTGTATTGAGTGCTTATTTAGAAGAGCGCTGGGCGTACCAAATTTGTTGCACAAACCTTTTATATTAAAAGCACCTAGGCATTCTTATTGTCTCAGCTTGTCGCAGTTTGTTCCTCTGTATACCTTCATAATAAGGGTACATTTGGGGGCGTGCTGTAAAATCGAATAAAAATGTACCGTAAAATGTTTAGTTTTTTAGCGATCTGCACTGCTCACTTTTTTAAGTATTAGAGTAAAGAGTGGTGCGAAAGTTAATCATGCTGAGTTTAATGAAATAAGAAATAGTTTAACTTTTAATCTTTGTAAAAATGGTTTAATCATATAGTATTGATCTGTATTATGATTTTAGGCATGAATAATGAAGAAAATACTTTTAATTATTGTAATCAGCCAATCACTTCTAGCTTGTGCAAGTCTCAGTACACAGCGCTATGAAACACTCAATGATCTAATGCAATCATGGGTTGGTTCGTCAGAAGAAAAACTAATTAAAAAATGGGGATTACCAGATAAAAGCTATACCTTAACAAATGGAGGAAAAATAATTTCTTATGAAACATTTGTTCATCCAGGGCGTTATTGTGAAGAAAAATTTATGCTTGAAAAGGGTATCATAGTGAAGTGGGGGCACTCTCGTTGTGATCTGAATTTGAATAATGCCAAGAAAATATCAAAAGACATTACGATTCCACAACCTACTCTTTGATTATTTAAAATATAGATTCCTTATTTGAAGTAGATCAACAAAGAGGAGGTTCTTTATTTAAAATAACAATTCTGTAATTTTTACTCGAAATCAACTAATATTGATATGTTAAAAGAGTCTTGTGTAACAGGATTGTCGTAGGGCGATGAGTCAAAATTTTTGTAAAAGGTGCAATAGATACACAATGATTGAAAAAAATCATTGTCAATCATGTGATATAGGTAAAAAAAATGGTTTTTTTTCGTTGTCTATGTTTATTTTGTTGATGGTAACTTTTGCTTTTACCGCAACGAAACTATTACAAGCGGAGCCTCAAGATGATGAAGCCGTTTCGGTAACGACGAATGTTGATAGGACATCTCAGCGTTATTTTTAAGAATATTTGGTCATAAAAAGGCACCCTCCAAATTTAGATTAAAAGTGTCCAACTTTCGGATGCGGTTTAATTTAGCGAGTTTTTTATTCAACCAAGCATCAACAATAAAAAATGAATACTCTATAATTCACTTGATAAAGTTCTAGTTGATTACTCAAAAGATTATGATGTGCTGTTTTTATGTTGTATGGAGGTTTGTTTCTGCTTCTGACTTGGCATATAGTCTGGTTCGCTAGACATCGCCAGATATAGGAAAGTAAAAAAGATAGACGTTAAAATACCAACAATAACAATGAATTTCCAACCCAATGCTGTTGATTCTAGATCATCAGATGATGGTGTATTTTTCATATAAAACCTCATAGAGGAAAAAAGATAAATGGGTATGCCTTATATCACAAAATTGATCAAAATACTTTCCCAGCATATCAGCAAGGCGCTTTCACTCCATAAAAGCTATAATTTGGTTTTGTTTGTTAAGCATTGTTAAATATCAATTTTATAAAAAATATTTAGAAAATTTAATGTCTTAGATACATAGATAGGATTGTCTAAGACATATACCTCAAACAGAAAAATAATAGATGTTGACTCGAAATTTGAGTTTCGCAATGAATTATTTTAAGATTTAAAATGATTAAAATATCACCGATAAATGATAGACTTTTCACAAAATAATTCACAAACATGGATGCGCCAATCATGATGAAACAGCCTACTTTCGCAAGAGGTCTATTAATTATTTTAGGGGCATAGGAAGTTAAGTATATTAAAAAGTATGGTAACTTCCTTATATGAAAGCAAAAAATAGATATTATTCCCGTTCAAGAATCACAGAAGCAAAATTCAGGCAAATTATTCGCTTTTTTGCCATGGATTTTAATGCATCAGATACAGCTAAACTCACCAATATTTCTGTACGCTCCATCAATACAATTTATATCAAATTGCGTAAAAAAATTGCTCTCCAGTGTGAAGAAGTATCTCCTTTTAACGGCATTGTTGAACTGGATGAATCTTACTTTGGTGCTCGTCGTGTACGAGGTAAACGAGGTCGTGGGGCATCAGGTAAAACGATTGTATTTGGATTGCTTAAACGAGATGGAAATGTATACACAGAAATTGTGCCTGATTGTTCCAAAGCCACTCTACAAGGCATTATTCGTGGACATATAGAACTTGATTCAGCAATCAATACAGATGGATGGAGAGGCTATGATGGTTTAGTTGACATTGGCTTTGACAAGCATTTGAGGGTAAATCATGGCGAAATGAATTTGCCTGTGGAGAACGTCATATTAATGGCATAGAGTCATTTTGGGGCTATGCCAAAAAGCGGCTTAGTAAGTTTAATGGAATTGACACAAAGATGTTTTATTTGCATCTTAAAGAAACGGAGTATCGCTTCAATCATCGGCATGGTAATTTGTACCTCGATTTGCTTAAACTACTCCGTCAAAACCCTCTTTAACTTCCTAAGCCCCTATTTTAAATTAATTTAATGGGTAAATTTTTTATATCACTGAAAATATAATAAAATGTTGATGAAAAATAAATTGTTGTTGAAAATAAATTTAGAATATTTGATATAGAACTACACTTTAAAATCAATAAGCTAGCCTTTTAAAATTTTATAAAATCAATTATTTAAACGGTATATTCATAATTAATATCAAAAAACGGAAAAGAATAAGCATTCTGGTCATGATCTTATTGTACGACGAAATATTTTTAGATACTTTATACTTAATAATAAGTGTTTGAAGAATAATTTATCAAAATAGTTTTGTTATTTTGATATGAGGAGGTCAAGGAATGATCAATATAAATGCCGATACTATTATGATTCCAACAATAAGTGACTTGAAGTCTACAGAAAATAATGATGCTTGCACACAAGCAAGCTCAATATCAGAATGGAAGCAAGAATATTTCCAATTGAGTTCTGGAGTATTTAAAGGGACTACTAAAGAAATACATGTTGGTAATATTCAGATTTTTCAGGAAGCCATGAATCAAATTGTTTACCAAAAATCCACCAGCCAAAAAAATAGCTTTACGATAGCAATTCCTACAAAAATCTGTGGGGAGGGTAATTGGAATGGAAAACTTCTTAATAGAAATAACACACTTCTATATTTAAGACCTAATTATGAGCATTTCTTTAAAACTCCAATTTTTTCAGATCTATATGGAATTACCTTAAATGTTGAGTTGTTAAATAAATATTTTGAAGATAGTGATATTTATTTATCAACTAATATTAAGGAGTTGAATTTGTTAGATAATAATTTTTATTTGGATATTGTTGGTCGAATGATTGGGATATTTAAAGTTATAGAAAAAAATAAAAAAGAAATGAAATACTTAAACTTATATAGTCATCTAGAAAGCGAGGTTTATGATTTATTATTTGATATTTTTAATTATATGCCAAAAATTAGAAATAAATATCCAAGTCAATATGTTGCTCGTTATTTGATTGATTGTACTAAAGAATTTATTTTCTTTAATAAATCAAAGAATCTTAATGTCTCTGATATTTGTAACGAGTTAAAGGTAAGTCGTAGGTCACTACACTATTCATTTAATAAAGTTCTAGGTATTAGTCCAGTGGTTTTTTTACGTTATATAAGACTTAATGGTGCAAAACAGGAAATTATTATTAAGGATGGTAATGTATCAATAAATGATATTGCTTTAAAGTGGGGGTTTGGACATATGGGTATGTTTAGTTATTATTATAAACAACTATTTTCTGAATTACCTTCTCAAACAGTCAAAAGATATTTAATGAAATGAATTATATCAGTATTTAAGGAATGGAATAAGTTTATTTAGCTTAAGGAAATAAAATGAAAAAGTTACAGAATAAGGTGGCATTTATCACGGGTGCATCACAAGGTATGGGTAAATCGCACGCATCAATATATGCGAAATATGGTGCAGATTTAGTGCTTATTGATATTTCTGATACTGTCAAAATTGTTGCTGAAGAATTAAGGCAAAAATATGGCATACGAGTTCTTGCAGTAAAAGGCAATGTTACACAACCAGAAGAAATGAAAAAAATAGCGGATCAAGCTCAAGAATACTTTGGAAAGATTGATATTTTAGTATGTAACGCAGGTGTCTGCCGTTTTGCAAAGTTTCTAGAGTCTACAGATGCTGAACTAGATTTCCATATTGATGTCAATATTAAGGGAGCATGGCATACATCCAGAGCTGTAATTCCACATATGATTCAATCAGGAGGTGGATCTATTGTTGTAATGTCTTCAATCACGGGCGATTTGACATCTGATCCAGGAGAAGTTGCTTATGCTCTTTCAAAGGCTGCACTAATTGGTTTCACTAAATCTTTAGCTGTTGAAATGGCTAAATACCACATTCGTGTAAACGCAATTTGCCCTGGGTTTGTATTAACCCCTATGGCGCAACAAATCGCTGAACAAAGCAATCCAGCTAATCCAGAGCAAGTTTTAACGGATATGGCAGAGGCAATACCATTACAACGTCTAGCAAATCCAGATGAGATAGGCGAGTTATCCGCATTTTTGGCTTCTGAAGAATCTAGTTATATTACAGGAACCCAAATTGTTATTGATGGTGCATGTACGATTACTGAAACTGTTAGTGTTGGTATTTAATGAAAATATTAATGTACCAAGTATAAAATGGGATATTGAGATTAATGTTATTTAATCATTTTGATTAAGGTAAGGAAGCTCTTCTCCACTGTGAGAAATTTGCACTATTTTTTTAGATGCATATTCTAAAGTGCATAGTTTATTTTATATAGAAATAAACTATGCTTAGAGATCATAATATATTTCCAGTTTTATTAATTTAATGAATTTAACATGACTCAATAATAAATTAAGTAGTTATTAAAAGAGAAAAAATATGCTAAATTTGGGAAACTTTATCATATATTTGATTATGGTTGGAGCTGTCGTTGGTGCACTTTCAGCTATTATCAAGCCACATAGTGATCTTGGAAAAGAATTTGTAAATGGTATACATTCCATTGGACCTATATTTATGGCACAAGCAGGT